CAGGAGATCAGCAGTCCAGCAGGTTCCAACAGATACATGCCTAGTGGTTATCCAACCACGAATGGGCAATGGTTCCAAGGAGTCTGCTATACTGTCCCGGGTGATGCCGTTACGCGTGAAAGCGCAATGACGATCTTTAACCGGGCCTACCATGAGCTATCATGGAAGGGCGATGATGGTTTGCGAAACGCTGCATTAATTGCAGCACGTAACAGACTTAAGTCGTCCTCCATTGATTTAGGTCTTGCTTTCGCTGAGCGGAAGCAGACCGAGCGATTGGTAGTTGATAACTTACGCCGGGTAACCAAGTCTTTTGAAGCGCTCAAGCGGGGTCAAACCCGTAGGGCGATGAACGAGCTTGGTTTATCTAGAAAGAAGCGCGAGCCACGTGGGGCATCAATTCCCCAAAAGTGGCTTGAGCTTCAATATGGCGTAAAGCCCTTAGCTTCCGATATTTACGGAGCTTGCGACTCGTTAGCTACGAGGGACAAGAGTGACTGGAGAGTCACTGCTACGGCAACACGGAAACTGCAATTCAATGTTAGTACCTCCATGATTGGTGGTACCGACTACTGGAATGCAGGAACCGTACAGGCGAGCGTCTGGAAGTCCGTGTTTACACGGATCGACGCGCTCCCCGAAAACGAGATGCTAATCTCGTTAAGTTCCCTTGGGCTCCTAAATCCACTAAGTGTGGCTTGGGAGAAGACCTACTTGTCGTTTGTTGTCGATTGGGCTTACCCACTCGGCGACTTTTTTGACAGTCTGGATTCCATGCTGGGCTATTCCACGGGTGCCTACTCGTCCTCTCTGCTTGTAAAAGCAGATTGGTCGTTTAAAGGTAACCCTTCTTGGAACGGTCCATCTGGTCGAAAGACTGAAAATAAGACGGCAGGTCGGATGAGGCGAGTATACTTAGACAGACAAGTGTCTGCCTCTGTACCACTTCCTCGTTTACCGAGTTTTAAAGATCCTCGGTCCCTTGGGCATGTGGCTAACGCGCTGGCCTTGCTAGCCGGAGCGTTCGGTCGCAACAGTCGGAAGTATAGCCGAAGAGGCGATTTCGACTGAGTGTCTGTGTTTCCACAAACAAACCGTCGTATTTACGACATTGGAGCATGAAATGCCCGCAATCTCAGCTTTGACCGTTAATGACGGTCTCGCCTCCCCGGTCGCTCACACCTTTTCGCCGGTCAATACGACCGGTTCGAAGGCTAAATGGGCCGATCGGAGTCCCACTATCCCGGCGGGGTATCGTACCATCTCTCATGAGCTGGCAGAACCCAATGGGAGCAGGACCGTGAACAAGGAGAC